GCATAAATACTGGATTTTCAGTAACCATGCGGGTTGTACGTATCATGCCGGTGGTGGGACTCGAACCCACACAAAAACGCTGTTTTGTCCAGTGTTTATGCGGGTTCCAGAAAACTCAGGTCACTATTTAGGTCACTATACAACGATATTGTTCTCAAAGAAGTCATTTGCTTTTTTGTTCATCTCTTTCTCTACATCCGTCAGCGTATCGCGATAAACTCTTTTCATCACGTTATCAGTTTTCCATCCTCCACGGCTCATGATGTACTGATCCGGGATGCCGATGGCATGCAGGACGCTTGCGCCGTAATGCCGGAGATCATGCACACGGAAGTGCGGCAGTCCGGCGCTCTTGACTCTGCGGCTGAAGCGGTCGGAGAGAGCAGTGGGCGTATCTTCCAGCACGTATCCGAATCCGGCTCCGATAGTCTTGATCACGCTTGCGGGATATGGGATAGTCCGATAAGAAGAATAATTCTTCGGAATGTCCTTGTAGATGTACCTGGAATTCTCATCCTGAACCCGTGACCGTCTAACAGTGATCGTCTTTTTCTTCCGGTCGATATCTTCGTACTTGATAGCGCAGGCTTCCGATCTGCGCATCGGTCCGAAAGCACAGAGCAGAACGAAGATGTACAATTGCCGATCCTGTCCGATCACCTCGATCAGCTTTTTAATTTCTTCCGTGGTCGGGGTATGCAGCTCCGGCTTTCTGGGTGCCGGCAGCGTGATCCGGAAGACAGCTTCAGGGCGGAACATCTGGACGGATGCCATCAGGAGTCCGTGGATATTCCGGACCGACTTCGGCTTGACATTCAGATCAGAGATGAAGCGCTGGACGGATTCACTCGACAGGCTTGAGACTTTCAGCGCACCGAAACGCGACTCTCTGAAATGTGTCCGGTATATACTTAAGTAGGATCTGCAGGTTGACGGAGACAGGACAGCTTTCTTCAGATCGATATACTTCTGTACTGCCTCCCCGACAGTCAGATCAGCAAGAGCAGGCCCGCGCTGGTACTCAGTGGCCTTGCGCTCTGCTTCACGCTTTGTGTCTGCCGTGAAGGTCTTCTGATGGATCTTCCCAGTGGAGTCCTTGTAGTCATAGATCGTGACCCGCCATTTACCTGATGCGGTCTTCTTCGCTTTTGGCATAAAAATAGCACCTCCAATTCTTGTGAAATAGCGTCAGAGGTGATATCATGCATACAGGACGACATGATCCTTCTGACGCTGACGCTGACTTGATGGTTCTTGCTCGTTCTTTATCCTTCTGGACTCGATGTTGCCGCATCGGGTCCTTTTAATTGACTTAATTAGTTGACTTAGTTAGTTAACTTAATTGACTTAGTTAGTTGACTTAATTAGTTGACTTAGTTAGTTGACTTAGTTAGTTGAGTTGTTACTTGAGTTATTCGAGTTGTTAGTTGAGTTACTTGAGGCTATTAACAATGATAATATTCCTTATGCGTCTAACAATTCGTCTTTTTTCATGTTTTTCATCATCTGCTTTACCTCACCTCTGATTTCTGCTTTATCTTCCCCGGACAGTGTGGTGATATTCAGCAAAAGCTGTGTTTCTTCATCAGAACAATCCACGACTGCTCTCATGAGTTCAAGTTTCTTTTTATTGATATAGATTTTGTGCGCTAATTCTGCAGTATCATCATCAAAGTAAAAAGGATTAAAAAAACCTTCTTGATGTTCTTCAACAAGATCTGTCATCTGAACGCCGAGAAAATGCGCGATGCGTGTAAGTTTATCTATTCTTGGCATCTTCTTTCCTGCGCACCAGTCGGATGTGGTGGCGGAACTCACTTTCATGTGTTCTCCAAGCTGTTTTTGACTGATTTTGCGCTCATATAAAATGTCAGAAAGATTCTTCCCGAAAGCTTTTTTCATATTGTTATCTTCTGTCATAATGAACCCTCCTCCGTTTTATTGAGCTTCCCCTTTGATTTATGATAACACCACTTCAAGCAATTTCAAGCTATTAATAAAAATTTTATATTTTGGCTTGACTTTCTAGCCAATGGCTAGTATAGTCAAAATTAGCCAATGGCTAGACGGATTGAAGGGAGGTGATTGTTTGAAACAGATTTCACTCAAGGCGGCTAGGATTAATGCAGGCATGACACTGGAACAGGTAAGCGAGGCAACCGGCACAACCATTGCCACGCTTTCAAAGTGGGAAAACAACATTACTTTTTGTACGGCGATGCAGTTAAAGCGGCTGTGTTTTCTTTATGGTTGCACCATGAATGATATTTTTGTGCCTGATAAACTAGCTGACAGCTAAATCAATGAGGAAACAGAATGAACATAGCACGACAAGTAATTAAGGTTGATCCCGACTTTGCTGCGATCTGGGGGAATCTGGATGAAGAAGCATATCAGGGATTAAAAGCCGAGATCCAGCAGGACGGCATCCGCGATCCGCTTGTCATTTGGAATCCGAATAACAACTACATTCTTGTTGACGGACACAATCGTTTGAGGATTGCGGAAGAGCTGCACATGAATTCTGTGCCGGTGGTTTACAAGGTTTTCAACAGCAAGACAGAAGCAAAGAGTTGGATCTTTGCTCATCAAGTAAATCGTCGAAATGCCACGGATGGACAGAAGGCAATTGCTTACGGATTAATTCGAAAAGAGTATGCAGAAGAAGCTAAGACACACCTTGGCGGCGATCGCAAAAGTGATGAATTTCAAAAATCAAGTCGGGAGAATTCTCCCACTTTGAAAAAAGAAGAATCACGCACGCGGCATAGAGCAGCACAGGCTGTGGGTTTGTCTGACTGGAAAGCACGGCAAGCAGATTATGTTCTGAAAAATGCAACAGAAGCACAGAAGGATGCACTTCGATCTGGAGCGAAAGATCTGAAAGAGGTTTACAACGAAACCTTCCGAGCCACGTTTCCGACAAAAGCAAATCGTCTGAAGCAGGCACAGGAAGCAGTCGAAGCAACAAAACAGGAAGGCGCAACGATTGATCTCCAGAAGGCGAAGGCTCACAAGCAGGCTGAAGCAAATCTAAACCATGAACTTGCTCAGGAAACATACAGAGCCATATACGACATTGTTTCAGCTGCTGGAAAGCTGACGGATGAAAATCTGAAGATCTATAAAGAGTACTACTCACAAAAAGACATGGCAAAACTTTTGCTTAATGCCAGAACTGTCTGGGATGCTGGGCAGAAGCTGACAAACATTGGACTATGGATTCAAGAGGTAAAAAGCGAATGAAGGGCATTACAGAAACGATCAGACATTTTACTCAGTTCCGCAAAAGAGTGAAGCTTGATGACGTTGTTAATTATGAAATGAATTATGGAAACGTTGATGAAAGCGGCACTGATTTTCGCAGAAAGTATTACGAGTTCATAACAGCCAGCTCTCTCAACCAGATGGACTTCTATTCCGTTGGAGATGGTGAGTATGCACATATCAGTGTTATGACCGACAAAGAAAGAGAGCAGAAGTCAAAAGAGTTCTTCTCAAAGGGAAATGCATACATAGCAAATGGAGAAAAGTTCATACAGGGTCGAATCAATTTGGAAACAATGGAGATCGAGTTTCCCGGTATTGCAGAAACCATGTAAAAGCGAGGGATAAAGAATGCATTCAAAGAACACAAAGAAGTTTCTCGATATTCCGATCGATCCGGACGAGACTCTGGCGGATCCTCTGGAAGTCCCATGTTATCCCTATGGCGTCACGGAACCTGAGAGCGGGTCTTCCAACGTGGTGACCAACCGCAAAGGAATCATCTCGGAAATTTTTCCGGAAACATTCGCAACTCTGTATAAGATCATCGCCGCTATCAGTGCAGGATTTGACTGCAATAGAAAAGGGCGGATCGTACTGGAATACGACCCGCAGAAAGGTAAGGTATCAGTTCTTACGATGATGGAATACGACGAAGCACTTCTGAAGGAACAAGAAGATGAAGATTGGAGAGCATTTCTTCGTCGATGATCCATCTTGTTTTCTCAGGATGACCAACAAAGATTTGCTTGTCCCAAGAAAGATTATCCATGATCTTCCTGATCCGGTCTTGTTCTTCCTGGGATTCATCCTGAAATTCAAGAGTATAAACAGACTGCGACATTTGCTAAATCCTCCTTTCACAGACTCAGGCATGGGGGTGCCCTGTGATAGGAGTATACACCACGGTGAGGAGGGATAAAGAACGATGAAACCAGAACAGCGAATCAAGCGGCGCGTGGCGATCCTTCTGGACTGCGTAAATGTCTCGGAGGTCAGCCGCCGGACGGGGTATCCACGATCAACCC